AGAGAGAAATACTGATGATAGGTTTAACGCTTTAATACATAATGTAGATGCGAATGTCGTATCTGTGGATAATAAGATTAAGTCTGTATCAAAAAATATAACTGAGCAACTCGGGGTAGTCAACACCTCTATCGATAGATTGACGGTAAAGAGTATTAGCTTAGATTCTAATATAAAGGAGCTTGAAGATAAAATTATTCTAGCAGAAGATAATATTATAACCTTTTACGATGAGAGAATTAATCTTGTAGAAACTAAAGTAACAGATCTTACAGAAGAGAATAAGCAGTATTTTATCAATCTCATAGAGGAGAGCAAGCAAACACTGTTAGAGCAAATTAGTAACATTAAGGTTGATGTGCCTAATATTATTGTTGAGCAATCTAATGGCAGTCAAGAGGTAGACCTCAAAGGCGTAAAGTCTGAGTTAGAGAAGATCATTGGTACTAAATTTACAACAGAAATAAGTGCGCTCAAACGACTTATTGAAATGTCATCTGGTGGTGGCTCTGTAGCAGTGCAGTTTGCTAACGGTGGTACGATGAATGGTAACTTAAATGTTACGGGTCAAATACTGAGTGGTGGTATCGATATAGCAGTATTATTATCTTCAGGTGGTGATGATATTGCTGTTAATACTATAGTACGTTCTAGTAGTGGTAACTGGAATAGTACCTATGCTACAGTATCAACGTTAAGTAGTACTTTCGCTCCTATTACATTAGTACAGTCTACTTCTGCTTTATTACTAACGAGAAGCGATTATAGTACTTCTTCAGCAACATATGCTACTATCAATCTTGTAAATTCTAAATTCTTTCCTATATCTGGAGGCACAATTACTGGAGATACACTCTTTAATAATAATGTACAGTCAAGTGGTAATCTTACTATTGCTGGTAATAGTGCCTTACTAGGAACTACCATAGCAACTGGTAAAATAACAGCTAACGGGCAAGGCGCTTTAAGTGCATTAGGTGCTAATGATGTGATAACCGCTTACAACAAAAAGTTTCTTGATATGTCGGCTAGAGAGTGTTACCTTGTAAGATTTAACCAAGCGGGAGGTAGTCAGACGAATACTCAATATGCCTTCACCCACGGGACAATGGGTTGGGGACTTACACCACTGAGTGGTGAAGCAGGTATTCACGCTGAATTTACTATACCAAATATTTTAACGCATGGAGTCAATATATCCTCTAACACGGCTGGCGGCGGCGCTGCTCTTGATTGGCGAGTAGATCATATACTGTCCATTAGTATTAGTACTCCGCTAGATTCAACCGCAAGAGATATAATTATAAGAGCGGTATTTGGAAACCCTGTAACATTCGGTACTAGTAACGCTAAACTAGGAGCATTGCAAACCGTTCCTGGGTATGGGTTAAGAATTAGTAAGAATAGTATCACTAATACATACGATCTTAAGATGGTTGGTCGAACTGTTGTTTTAACTGATAATATGACAGGAGCTACCAATACCACCCCTATTACAGCTACATCTGTACGACATGGCCTTGTGAATGGTGATTTAGTAGAGGTTACTAATGTAGGCGGAAATATCGGTGCAAATGGAATATTTACAGTATCGGGTATAGTATCAGGTGGATTATCAAATACATTTATTTTAGATGGATCAGTAGGAACTGGCACTTATACATCCGGTGGTGCGGTGCAGAAAATTACCTCAGAGACAGTGTCGCTTAATCCATATACATTTTATAGATTTTTCTTTAAATGGAATGCTACAACTAAAACAGTCACACTACACTTAGGTTCTCCAGATGTGCCTGCTAGCTTAACGCTGTCGGGCATCGGCATATTTCGATCTGTTGCGTTTTATCAAACAGCTGCTCAGATGAGAATAGGTATGTTTAGCGTTACGGCAAATACCGCATTTTTAGGCTTCAATTATGACACACCAAAAATAATGATACTCTGATGATAACAATAATACCAACTAAAACACCTGCAGAGCTTCGTCTGTTGCAAATTGACGAACAATTAAAGATTGTTGAAAATTATACTAAAGGCACTGCGCATGCTCTGAATTCTGCAATGGATATATTCTGGTCTACAGATGATGAGACGTTGCTTGAAATATTAAACCAGAAAGGACCTGCTGCAGTAAATGAGATTTTTGCGGCTCACGCTCTTTATGCATCCAATATAAACGCCTTACTGAGTGAACGTGGTGTTGAGCCAATTGCGCTTATTGGTGCGAGAAAGCCAATTAAGGTAAATGACGCTGGAGTATTTGAAATGGATTATCCTGTAATAGAAGAGCCGGTTATCATACCTTAACTATTATATACAAAAAAAGCCTAGTAACTTAATACTAGGCTTTTTTTTGTTTAATAAATATAAATTAAATGTAGCCGAGAGTTACTAGTCTACGAATTTCAGGATAGCTGGTATCAAAGCCGTTAGCGGTAAGCGATTGAACTGTACCCATACCTGACGCAGTAACACACGTAAAGAGAGAAGATGAATGATCAGTAAATAATACTGCAAACCTTTGTCCATTATGTGCTTTATCAACATTAATAACAGTACCGGTAGCTACTGATAAGTTTTGAAATGAAGACGCAGCTGTACCTGACGACAAGGAGTTAAACGCTACGCCTAGTACTTGTTTGCCTTGATGAACACCTACTGATGTGAGCGCAACTGTTTTAGTTGTACCGGTATTTGAAAGTGACCAGAAAAGATTTCTCGGTGTATCAAACGATGAAAGAGCTTGGTTGTTGAATCCTATTAGTGCCATATTAATATTTAATCTTTAGAGTTAAATTTCTTATTAAAATAGAGTTTATTTAAGTACAAAAATGAACCGCAAGGATCTTCGGTTCCTTGCGGTTCGGGATTTGTGTGTTTAGATTCCTTAGAACTTGCTAACTAAATCAGAAGTATACACTTTGATTAGCTGGCGAGAACGCAGTACCAAGACCCTGAACAATAATAACATGGTAGTAAAGATTTGCTCCAAAAATGTTATCAACCACACCGTAACGGGTAAGCAAGCCTACACGTGGTGCGAAGTCATTTGGACCAATAGTTCTTTGAACCATGATAGGAATGTATGGGCAGTAGATGATACCAGTATCATAGAATTCAGAACCCTTATACCCAAGAAGGGCATATTCAATACCACCAGTTGCCGACACACCACCGGTGTAGTTCGGGTTATTGCTAGTAGGATATTGTTGAATGTTCTGTACTTCAGTACGAGTATCACGGTAAACTGCGAATCTTCCACCAACAGAGCCTACCTTGGCAATACCAACTGGTTGTGTTGAAACGTCACCTTGAACTGGTACCCACTGAAATTCAGGGAGCATTTCAAGAATGGCGCAAACACGTGGTGTTGCGACAATGAAGTTAGCAGCGCCGCGTCTGTTACGAATCGCGATTCTGTTTGCTTCAATGATAAGCTTTTGATAGAAGTCTCTATTTCTCTCAACGAGCCAGCGGCCGTCAGCAGAAGCAGGGTGCCAGAATGAAAAGTTACCACCATTAAGGGCGGACTGAATCATTCTCATGATCATTTCACGGTCGATTTCTGCTTGAATCTCATACGACATAGCGTTTGTGATTTCAGCATCGATATCGATACCATTCATGTTCTTAAGGTCTTGCTCAAGTTCGACGGACCAACGAGCGCCAAGTCTACGAGTACCAGCTTCAACAGCTGTCTTCTCAAACTTAACTTCGATTTGCGGGATGTTACCAGTGATTTCAAACGCTGATAAGATATTGGCTACGCCACGATCTTGATCAGAGAAGGTCCACGCACTGTTACCACTAAGTCTAGCTGAGCTAGAACCAGTGAAGCGAGTGTCAAGGTACTGATAACCAAGTTCATTAGCACCAGTTGCACCAGCGTTACCGCCATATAGTGCACCAGCGTTACCTGGATAGTTACCACCTGCACCTGTTGGAGCTGTACTACCATCAATACCTTTACCGAGGTTTTCGGATTGATAAGCGTAGCGAAGCGCAAAGGCAAGGCCAACTGGACCAGACATTGGTTGAACACCAACAATCTCGTTAGAGATAAGTTCTGGGAATGTACGACGGATCATCGGGATGAGGATCTTTGGAAGACGCGCATCATTACTGGCATAAGAGTCAGTGTTGTTGATTTGCGAATTACCATTGAAGCTACCTACACCTGCGTTAGAACCAAAAACACCACCGCTATTAGCGTTGGATTCTTGAAAGCACCATGCTTCTTGGTTCTCAAGTAGCATAGCTGTATTAAGGCGAGTATTTTCATCACGAATTTCTTTTACGGAATCTGACTTAAAGTCAAGAATAGGAGCCCACTTCTCAAGAAGTTGGTCTGCTCTCGACTTATCGACAAATGATTGTGTTGGACGTATGTTTCTCATAATTTATATTTGTTTTTCCTTTCGATTACTCAGGTCACTAATATGGACCTCATTGTTCAGGGTGAAAAATCTTTAACTATTATTATTTATATCTTTGCATCTCAGAAAGGTAAGGGTTTTCCGAAATGGTTTGTTTTTGTTTTGTTGATTCTTTAATAATAGGAGCATCTGCTTTTACACTACGTGTATTAAATGCTTCTTCTCTAAGAATGTTAGTGTTTTCTCTCTCTTTCTTGTCAAACAGTCTAAGTGTATAATCAAAGTTTTCTTCGATAAACTTAGGAGACTTATCACTAAGTACGCGTCTGATATACTCTCTCTTCTTGTCAGAAAGATTAGCGGTCTTTGTTTCAATAAGTAAAGAAGCTTTTGTCTTAAAGTAACTTTCTTTAACAAGAGTATTTTCTTTAGTAAGCTCTTTAACTTGGTTTGTAAGAGCATCGATTTGATTCTTTCCATCAACGACAGCACCTTGTACAGATTCACTCATAAGAGCAGAATCAATTGCTAGCACTTTACGAAGATTACTAAGAACTTCTCTTGCTGTTCTATTTTTGGTAGCTTCAGCAATTGCTTCTGAAGGAATAGCTTCGTCGAGAAACTCTTCTAAATAATTGGAAATAGATTCAGTAAGTGTAAGTTTAAATTGTTTAGCTTCTGCAGTAAGCTCGCGCTCATACTTTTTAACAACTTTTACGAGCTTGTTAGCATTATTTTTATCAACAGCCTCTACAACTCTTTTTAGTTTAGCTGTATGGTCTTTATCGATAGCGGTAATAAGCTGCTCAAGTTTCTTTGAATAAAGGTCATCCTGTTCAGTGAGAGCAGCTTCAACAGTTAAGTGAAGTTTCTTACTGAAAGCACTCTCAATAACTTGTAGGGATTCTTCTGTGAGGATCTGTGTTGCTTCGGCGGGTAGTATGTTTTCGACTTTCATATTAGAAGAGAGGTTCGTTTAGGGATGCGTTAATTCGATTTTCGATTTTGCCATCCATTATGCCTTTTAAATATTTATTGGCTTGAGAGTAGTTTTTACTAGAAATTGAGTTAATAAATGCTGCAATGCTTTCAGACTCATTAAGTTTCTTTTTAGTCTTAGAGTTCTTGGCTTTCTTTTTCGCTTTAATACCTTTAGCACCTTTAATTGCTCTGTCCTTTACACCCATGTATTCGTCAGAAGATGATTCAACCTTGCCATCTTTGTCGTAATCTTTTTTAGCTCGTTTTGCTGCCATATTATTATTTATATAGATTGTATGAATTTTAGGATTTGTTCTCTTAGGAAAGTATCCATATCCCTTTTTGGAAGCTTTGAAATTGATCTTTCAAAGTTTTCGTAGACCTCTTCGTATTTACCATCTACAGCTACGACCCACTGCTTTGATTCTAAAATTCCATTAACGAACGCCTTGGGAAACGACGGGTCAGCGACACAGTCAACAGCGACAAGCTTTAAGTTTCTAACTGTATTGTGTAAGGTGCCTTCTTCAAGAGTTCCGAGAGCTCGTGATGACATTCCAACCTTAACGCCGTCATTAATAAGCGACTTAACGATTAACCCACACGGTGTAGAAAGGACTTTTGATTTACCGTAAAAGACGTTATTGTCTTCGTACATTTCCGTTACAATATGACAAGCACGCTCAAGATCAACATCAGCGGTTGTAGGATGGTTAAGTTCACCCATCGCTCTACCTGGCTGAATCATCTCTTCTGTATATCGCTTAACCTCTTGTCTTAATTCATCAATCGGGTATAGACGTTTGTTCTTATTTACCCCCTCAGCCATCATATACGGACCTTTAATGAATAGTGTAGAGGGTGTGTTTCTATTACTCTCTTCTACAATGTATTCAAATTGATCATTTAATGCTGGTTTTTCTACTAATAGATTAAGCTTTAATGCCATACCTATATTTATGTTAGTTGTATAGAAATCTATTAATTAAGGTGCTTTTCTGTTATGATTAAGAACTCAAATCCCTTCTTCTTACATAGTTCACGAGCAGCTTCCCATTTCGCTGAGTTTATAATCCAAGCTGATTGCTCATATATTAAGTGCTCCTTCTTTTTGTAGTTTGTTTTAGGTGGTTGGGTTTGCTTAGATGGTTTAATTTCCACTAAATACCTTTTAATTATTTCGCCCTCCTTTATAATAACAAAGTTATCAACATAGTATTTATGCACTCTACCGTCAAGAGGGCTTATATAAGGCACGATTACATTTTCAGATCCCCACTTAATTACATTGGGATTGTTGTCACAAAACCGCATAAATTTAAGTTCAAGACCAGATCTAAAATTAGCGTAGGAGCCAATAAATTTTTCTTTATTGATCGGTGTAAACTTACCCTGCCTATATTTAGAACTCATCCTACAAAGAACATACACGGATCCGAGTCTCCGAAACCAGCTGAAGCACCTGTAGTGAGCATATCTTCTAACTCTTTTTTCTTAGCAGTTCCCTCTTCAAGTATGCTTGCATTAAGTGTACCGCCTCCAAGTAAGGATACTCCACCGAATTTGCCTCGCACTCTACCAATAACGATCATTGTTAGAGCTAATGCATATTCATATACCCACTGCTCCTTTATTAAATCACGTAACGGCCTCTCTAACCAACAAGAAATAACACCGTAGAATTTACTTGCACCTGGTTGCGGAAATATTTCAAGGTACTGTGTTCTTGGATCAAACTTAAGATCACGCTTAGTAGCTAGCATTTTTTCACGTGTTTCCATCCATTCTTTTGTTGTATACCAAGATACAAGGTCGAATCCATAGTTACCAAGTGCATAACTAAAGTATGTTTGTTGTGCTAGGGTTTGTTCGAGGGTAAATAGTGAGTTGATACCTTGGTTTGATCCCTCTTCAAAATCCACAACAGAAACGACCTTTCTGTAATCCATAACATCATAATCAAATACATTAGAATACTGCGTTGGTTGTGCCGCTTGTGCTTGTATTGCTGTAGATTTCTGCACTGATTTCTTGAATACACTTGTAAGAGTGTAGTTAAAGGATGTAATAGAGCTATATAGGGTATTATCTACAATTTCAAAGAGTGGTAGACCCTCTATAAACAGGCTAGAAAGTGAAGACGAGCTTGAAAAGACAGAAGAGTTGATAGCAGATGTAGCTACATATACAGATGCTGGTAGCTCTATAGTATAATCTACACCCGGCCATTTTGGTTTATTAGCTATCTTTTCAGCATCTGTTAAACCGGTTTTTGAAAGAGTGAATAAGTGATCGAGTCGGATTCCTCTGTTTTTCTCATATACGCTTGAATCGAAAATTAAATATTCTTGCGTAAATCCAGCAAACTTTGAAAAGTATTCTGCTGCTATTTGTATGTTTTGAAATAATTGATCTTGGTGTACTTCTAGAGTAATCAGAGGGTAACCAAGAGCTCGCTTAATCCTATCACCTAGATTAGTAAATGTTTCTATTCTACTATTTAAATTAGTTGATTGAAACGCGGATACAGGTAATACTTCACAAGCGAGTGGCATACATATATTTATCTATTATGCCGCTGCCGGTGGTGTTTCTGGTGCAGGAGGACCGCCTGCTGGTGGTACACCAGATGCATCAGTGCCTAAAGCAGCTTCACCGCCACCAAATGCTGGCGGTGCTCCACCTGTGCCACCAGCTTGTGGAATCATTCCTTCACCTTCTGCACCACCACCGCCTGCAATATCAGTAGCAATTATCTGCTCTCTCCATGCTGGACCGAGTGTAGTAATTTGCTGTATCTCCCATTGAAGCTCAGCATCCTTACGAAGGAATTCTCTATTAGCGAGTATGTCCTTATCTTTCCATTGCAGGTATTTCTTCTGAGCATATGTTTTCGATACAAACTCATTGCTTGCTATGTTTGTGTAACTATTACCTCTTGCCTCGAGTCTTTGATTTTCTCGCATTTCATAGAAGTTTGTAGGTACATTAAACTCTACAGATATATTGCTATCAGTTAACTCAAGCTTTTCCCATATACCTTTAAGCTGTAAGTGGGTAATAAATCCACGCTTAATACCAGCTGCAAATCGTTGCTGCTGTCTGATAATAAATCTAGCCATTTTAAGCTCTTCTCTTAAAATTTCTGAACCGTCTCTAAATGCATCAGCCGGGTCAAGTCTTGATGTCGGTACTTTTAAGGACCGATAAAGCTTTTTAATAAAATACATCAAGTCAGTTAATTCACCTAGGTTTTGACCTCCTGCAAGTTGACTAACACTTGAACCTTCCGAGCCCTGTCTTTTTGGAAACCAGAAAGCATCAAGCATAGATTGTGGATTGAATTTTTTAACAACATCACCCTGATCAACATCAAATGTTTTACTTGACCAATAGTTAGCAATAAGCTTTTTAAGGTATGCTTCTGCTTTAGGTGCTGCCATATTACCTACATCTACGTTGAATATAAGACGTTCTGGTGCACGTACTAGTCTATAGATAACTATAGCATCTTCAATAAGGGAGAGTTGTCTATAAGCTCGTCTAGCGTTTTCAAGGAAAGGTAAAATCATTGTTTTTGATTCACTCATTACACCTGAATTAACATACACGACCTGATTTTGATCAAGAGGTATATGTTCAATTTTTTCTTGCTTATCGGGATGCTTTGGATCAAATATAGGCTTTCTATATATAAAGCCTCTTACCATCATATTCTGAATATTATTATATACCGGATCTATTAACTCCGTCGGTAAGTTAATGGCACCTAAAACACCCTCACTAACATATTCCTTGTGTATGATGAGCTCAAAAAATAATTCACCTTCAACCAGCAACTGTCTAAAATACTGCCAGCCTTTATTCTTGAAGTCAAAATATTCGGCAAACTTATTAAACTCTTCGTCAAGATTAGTTTTATCAGAAGAAGATAGTTCTACGTGTCTAAACTTAATTGTAACCTCGCAGCCGTTCTCGTCTGTATTAATAGTCTCATCGCAAAGCTCGTCTAGAGCGTCAGCTACATCTGAATAAGCAGCCATAATTCTATAGTCTCGTAATCTAGCGCCTTTATTCTCTTGAATATTAGCATACATAACTTGACCGAAAGATGAATCCTTACCTATAGATCCTATAGGTAAATTGTTGTAATCATTCGATATAGCAATAGAATTTTTTGCTAACGCTTCTGTTCTACGTAAACCAGCGTCAGCAAAAATCTTATATTTTGGATTTAGTTGGTTATTATCGGTATCGATAATATTAGCATACGGTAACTTGTTCTGAATAAATGCGGCCAAGCCTCTACCGAATGTAGACGATCTACCGTCATTACCTGTATAGTTTTTATTCTGATTTGAAGTTGTATCGCCAGCCATCTATTACGTATTTAATCATGTATTACTAAAAGTAAAGCTATTTATTTTGTAGGAGTTAGTCCATCCGGCTGGATTGTTGATAATAAAATTAAACTTACTTGCTCCTTGTAATTTAGGTAGTGTTATAGTAATAATATTATCGTTTACAATTTTATAATATACAGGATTCAATATATTACCCGTGACTACTCCACTATATTTTGAGTTAATTGTAGTGAGTGTACCGGTAATAGTGCTGCTTGAACTTAATAGTATATTTGTAACTTTATTAAAGTTAGTACCATAAACCATAAAGTTATTTTGATTTGTAAGCTGATAATTTAAGGTAAAGTTTTGACGAATTTCATTTAGATTACCGGATATATTATAGAAAATATTTGTAATAGTTGGTATAGCTGAAATACTAATCGTCTCAGTCTCCGCTATACTTGATACAAATGTGGAAAGAGTACTGTAATTATCCTCATCTATTATTATTTGTTTGCCTATTGTTCTAAAGTTATTATCGATAAAGTAAATTTGTTTAGATATTTCGTTTTTGTTTTTAAACAACCAACCTTTAATTGTAAATGTCGTATCTGCTAAAATTCTAAACTTTTCGGAATATGTTGTATCAGTAGGCTCCGTCAAATTTATTGTACCACTCCATAAAACTTCAGAGCGAATTTCTACAGGAGTTAGCCCGGCTGCTGCTGGCTCTTTCCATGATAGTATAATGTATGGGTTATTATATGGAATAAAATTTGATAAAATTTGATCCATATCTTGCATATATCTAGCTAATACAGACATGCTAATCTCAATATTAATAGGTATAGGCATCATTATATTACTACTAGTTGCCTCGTCTATAGAGTTATAGACACTTTCAAGTTTATTGAAAACTCTAGTTTGATCTCTTGATATACCTGTAACACTTACAGCTACAACAGGCAGCGTTAAATTTTGTGCCTTGTTGACAATATCATACATTACACGTTCT